ACGCAAATCGCAGCAAAAAGACCGTCAGGCTCTTGCCCGTGATATCGAAGCGAACCAGAAAACAATTAGTCAGCTTAATGACGAAGCGGCACCTATACGTGCAGAGAATCGTAAAGTTGAAGCCGAAGTAGGACCAATCAAATACATAGCGGCATTTGTCTATGGTGCAAATCCCGACGCAAACATTTTAGAACGAGCAGTAACCTGGGTCATTATCCTAATTGTTATTGTGTTTGATCCACTAGCAGTTGTCATGTTGTTGGCCAGTCAAATGACATTTGGGTGGATCCGAGAAGAACGAGAAAAAGAGAAAAAAGGACTGTTATACGACAATGACGGAACTATTATTGGTGTAGCACCTACTATTGCAGAATTAGATCGTGATGTAGGCGAACCACCAACTACCGAAGAATTATTTGAAGATGATTTTGATGAGCCAGAATTTGAAGAAGAATTTGTTGCGGAGGAGGAACACACACCTGTTGAAGTGAACAAACATACGCAGCCTGATACAGTTACTGTGTCAGAAGGAGAACCTCCCAGCGAACCCGAGCCTATCCAGTGTTATAAATGCGGAACTGAATTGGTCAACGCACCTGGTATTGGTTTATTCTGTCCTAATAAAACCTGTGATGTAAAAGATGGACCTTTATTAGAAGAATTAGAAACCACGCACGATGTTCAATTTATTGAAGAACATTCCGGGGAAGAAGAAACTATAGTTGTTGATGACTCTTCCGATTTAGAAAGACCTGGGGATTATGTAACTCCGCTATCATACAGTGAGCCGACCCCCACAGGTGTATCTGAAGCCGCACCAGGACGTAACAGAGGAATCATGCATGTACATTTGGTCCCATCTGCTGACAATGTACCCGCTTTAGGCAAAGCCAGTAATGCTGGATTTGGTATTGAATTTCCTGCTACACCAGAAAAAGGTGATGTTTATCTAAGAGTTGACTATTTGCCAAATCGTCTGTTTAAATTCAATGGGGACAAATGGATCCAGGTTGACAAAGATCAAACAGATGTGTATGCTTATAACGAACTATATATAAGACATTTGATTGATCAAATTGGTCAAGGCAAATACGACACAGATTCTTTAACTGATATCGAACGTGAACAAATTCAACAATATTTGACTAAAAATGCACAGTAACTTTATAACACCCCCAGATCTAGTAGAATCAATACTTATTATTGATGCAACTGAAGAAGAAATCAAGTCATGTGCACTGGCTTGCCAAGACAGTTCTGTTCCTTATAATGTGTACTTTTATCACAAAGATATGAAAGATGTCGATTGGCTATCTACAGTTATAGATCGAGTTGATTATGTATTAATTCAAGAAGATTCGCTGGTTCCCGTACTTAATTACCAAAAATTTGGCCCAAATCAAGTTTTTAAAGAGCCTGCAGATTATTTTAATAAATAAACTTATGTCATATCAAAAAACAGACCGAATTATTTGTAAGGGAAATACTGTTACCGTTGTTAACGATCAAGTTGACAAAGCCCTACGAAAATTTAAAAAGAAAGTACTCGAATCGGGACTACTTCAAGATTTGCGCGACCGTGAATTCTACACAAAACCTACTGCCAAACGCAAACGTGCCAAGTCTGCGGCTAAAAATCGTTGGCAGAAAAAATTAAAATCTGAAGCATTACCTAAACGTCTTTACTAATGGAAACATTTAGTATTAATAATATTCTGGTGTTAGACGACATGCTTACACCAGAACAATGCACATCCTTAATTGACGAAGCATCACAGAATTTTAATTCTAGTAGATTAGAAACTGATGTAGGTTATAATTACTATGACTGGGCACCTCAAGTTTGGCAAACACATCCAATACTAAATTCTTTATTGCGTACAGCAATAGGACAATATGCAAAGTCATTTCCTGAACTTGGATATGTTGGCAATTTATGTGTGTTATCTGATTGTAGATTAAAGCATTTTCCACCAGGATATAGTTATGATAATTGGCATCAAGAGCATGTATATGCATTTCCTTATCGCATTGCTTGTATATTAGTATATCTCACTGATCACAACTGCGGAACTGAGTTTGTTGCCACTGGAGAAACAGTAATGTCTAAACTTGGGCGGGTACTGGTATTTCCTACATTTTGGACACATACACATCGGGGACAAGTTTGCCCGGATGGGAAAGATAGATACATACTGGGATCATATTTACAAATGATTGAACAACCTAGTGCATATACTAAATCATTAAAAAAATTACCAAAATAATTGTATTTTATTCTAGATCGTGTATAATAAATATTAATGTAGATGCCCAGGTGGGGTCTACATTAAAGTCATAACTTGCTTATTAAAGGAGAAAACAAATGACACAATTAGAAATTCGCACTCTCGATTTACCCGCATTCGTAAACCAAATTCATCGTCAAACAATTGGCTTTGACAATTTATTTGATCAACTGAATCGCACATTTGCTAATAACAAATCTGATGGTAACTATCCTCCACATAACGTTGTTAAAATTGATGACACACATTATGTGATTGAAGTTGCTGTATCTGGTTTTAGTGAAAAGGAAGTCGATGTAGAACTAAAAGATAATGTTCTAACAGTTAAAGGCGAGCAAGCAGAAAAAGCGGAAGTTGAATATCTACACAAAGGTATTTCAACAAGAAACTTTGTACGCACTTTTCCACTAGCTGAACATATCGAAGTTCGCGGTGCTACAGTCAAAAATGGAATACTTTCTATTGCATTAGAAAAAGTAGTTCCTGAAGAAGACAAACCTAAAAAGATACAAATTACATTTGCAAAATAAGTAGTTGTGTGTTAAACTAAAGGGGTAAATCATTACCCCTTTTATTATGAGTTAAAAAATTAATGTCTAAAACAAAAACTGAAGCAGTAGTGCGCCCACGTATTGATCCTAAAACTAATATTCCTGAGCCACCGAACTATCGAGTGATTTATATCAATGACAAAACAACCACACATGATTTTGTAGTGGAAACTCTAAAGATAATTTTCAATTACGATCAAGGCGGCGCAGAAGCAATTACTCTGCGAGTCCATGAAGAAGGTTCGGCAGTAGTAGCGGTGTTGCCGTATGAACTTGCGGAACAAAAAGGAATTGAAGTAACATTGTTGGCACGTAATAACGGATTTCCATTACAAGTAAAAATTGAGCAAGATCAATGAGATTCAATAGACTGCATATAGATTTTTATGCGGGATCATACGGAAATTTTTTATCTTACGTACTCAATAGGTTTATATTTGAAGTTGCAGAAACTAATTTCTCTCCGTTTACTGCTCTAGGAACATCGCATCTCGGAAATAACATCAATGGCTATAGCAAAAATAAAATAGTATTTGTAAGTCATTATTCTTTTAAAGGTATTGAAAATACCGATGAATATATCAATGAATGGAAAAAACATCAATTAATTGATGACATAACAGAAATTACACCAGAATCTGGTGTAATTAGAATCTGTGTTGATGATTATTATGCTGTTTTTTACAATAGTTTATATAGAGCCGGCGACATACCAATTGACTTTGATGAATTAGAAATAGATACTTTTAAAAAATTAAAATCTGCTAAATTTACAGGATTAAAAAAATCAATTGTCGAAGATCTCGGAGAGCACAAAAACTACAATAGATCTGATTTAAGAAATATGTTTTATTCTAGTTTCATTGACAATGACTTAGGAATAGATCAATACAATAAATTTGACAATATTACAAACCCTATTTTTAATTTTCCAGTTAGTTCAATTTATGATTATAATAAATTTGTAGAACAATTAGGTCAAATATCTGTGTTTGCTGGTAAACGTGGATGGACATATAAACATGAAGACTTATATGCAATTTGGCAAGAATTTATTCAGCGTAATCAAGGTTATCAATCTTACAAAAAATGCCAAATGATTATTGAAAATATCCTAAGTGCTAGTAACACAGATATTAAGTGTAATATAATAGAAGAAGCATATATAAACTCGTTTATAACACGTGCATTTAATTTATACAACGGGATAGCCTGTTTCGACGATAATGTATATCCAACTAACACCAGTGATATTCATAATTTAATTATTAATCAAGTAAGGAAAAATCGTGATCTTTAATCATATTAAACAACTCAAAGCCGAAGGTAAAAAAATTGGCATCACCTTCAGTACCTTCGATATGCTGCATGCCGGGCATGTGGCCATGTTGTCGGATGCCAAAAATCATTGTGATTATTTGATTGCAGGCCTGCAAACAGATCCCACAATTGATCGCCCTGATACCAAAAACAAACCTATTCAAAGCATAGTAGAGCGCCAGATACAATTAAGTGCTTGTCGATATGTTGATGAAGTGGTTATATACCAAACTGAACAAGACTTAATTGACTTACTGTTAATT